GGGCACCAGTATTCATATAGTGATTTACAAGATTAAATTCACCTTTTTTCTTACTGAAACACCAGATTGGTTCAATGTAAATCTTATGCATAAACTCATCTAAGTTCTCAACATTCTTTGGTCTTTGCATAATTCTCATACCCATTTGACCACAGAATGTCGCACCTCTTTCAGTAAGATTATCAATCAAATCATCACTTGCATAGTATCTCTTTGTTTTAATCTTTGGATCCATGATGTTAACGAATTGATAACCATTGTCACTCAAAGAATCAAATGTCTTTTGATTTACAGGCAGATAGAAACCATTCCGCCATTCTTCATAAGTTGTATATCTTGCCCAGGATTGTTCATTTGAATGTTTGCCTGTTGTGTTATACTTCTCTGTTGCGAAATAAGGCGGTGAAGTAAATGCACAATCAATTTTTGGCAAAATAGAATAATCAAAGTCTTCTGCTGGGCATCTATGAATCTCGACTCTTTTGACACCTTCAACAATGAAGTGTTTATCATCTTTTACAGTTCGTGGTCGACCACCTAAGAATCGTTCATAAACTAAACATTGTTCATAATACTTTTCAAATGTCTGGTCATTAGGGTCTGTGCCATAATACTCATCGGCATCTGAAGAATAGAAACCAGCTAATCTATCACCCCAACCACAAGATGAATCAAATACAGTTTTTGCATTTGTAATCTGATACAGAAACTTTGCGACTTGTGGTTTAAATTGTGTCGCAATATAGGCACTCAATCTGAATGAAGAGATATAGGAACTAACTGATAATTCTTTGTTGCCCAATCTCCACAATGCAAGAAATACACTTCTCAGATTATCGTTGTTGTTCCATCGGTAAATAGGAGACTTGTAACCCCATGCATCGCAATTGTATCGCAACTCTTGATGGAAGTAATTACTCACATTGTTAAATTGTGAACCCATTTGAATGACACCAAGACCATGAGTAGCATATTTTCTACCATAGTCTTCAAACTTCTCTAGCACTAAATCTTTCACTTCGTCATGCTGTTGAAATGTTGTCTTTAAATCAGACAATGACAAATCCCAAAAAGACTTCTGCATATCTGCAAAAGATATATCTCTTAATGGGCAAGGTGGTTTTGTTTTTACAATGATATCAATCAGAGCTGCAACAATGGTCTCTTTATCAAACTGTGCATTGATATCAGACCATTGTTGTTCATTCAGAATTGGAACACCATTCTGATTACGACTATCAAGTAAGTATTGATTTAGATTCATTCAAAGTCAAAGGAAGATTGCATCATCAAAGTGTGTTTACCCATTTCAAATAGGCCAACACCACCAAGTAAATCTCTGCAACATGTTGTAATCACAACTTCTCCACCAACATCTAAAGATGAAATAGCAAATTCTACAATCTCACCATCAACAACCATTTTACGAAAACTATCTACGATTTCAAGCAAATCTTTTTGATAATCTTCTTTTTTGTTTTGTTCTTTAGTAATTAAACTAAGCACTTTTTTGTCTGTCATACTTTCATCCCCTCAAAGTTCTTTTTAAATTTATTATCTCTGTTACCGAAAGTGTTTAATGGTTTATCTTCTCGTCCAGCATCTACAATATCAGCCTGTGCGGATGATTCTGCATCATACAATCTCATCTTTGCACGGTCGATACCCAAAACAAATCTCTTATAATCATTTGGATCACCATAACGATTCTTCAACTGTTTAACAAGAATCTGACCCAATGCTTCAAGTTCTTCATTGCTCACTAACGCAAACATAAAGTCTGCCGTTGCAGGTAAACCAAACGATTCACTTGTATCTTCTAATCCCGGATCCGATGACGAAAAGCCAGACCTTGTTGTTTGTGTTGCGCTCACAATCGGCAAAGCATTTTCTACTGCAAGACCTCGCAACTCTTCTGCGATAGATTTGATGTATGAATAACTGTTTACATTTGCACCAGGCTTAATTCTCGCAGAACAACAGATATTAAGATAATCGATAAAGATGATATCAGGCTTAAAATTCTTCTTAATTGCCAAGTCATTCAACAATGCACGGAAGTGTAGAACACTAGCACTTGCAGTTGGATATTCTTTGATGATTAGTTTACCATGGGTCTTACTTTTTAATGCAGAAAACTTTTTTTCATAGTCTTCTTTACTGAGTGTGTGCAACTCATTCAAATCTATATTTAGCAAATTTGCATCGATTCTTTCAGCAATCTTTTCTTCTGCCATTTCCATTGTGATGTACAGAACATTGTGGCCTTGTGATAGACAACCAGATGCCACATGACACATGAACAAAGATTTACCAACACCAGTGTTGTGTGAACTTACTCCATTGGTATAATATCTATGATTTTCATGTTCCACCTGTATATCAACAATAGGTATTGTTTTACCTGTTTTAACAACACTACCTGATAAGAAACCTACATCTGTTAAAAAATTGGTATGTAGGTTTAATAGGTCTTTGGCATATTTCCACCCATTCTCGGTTTCAAATAAATGATTCTCGTTGACCTTAACCTTTCGGTCATCGGATAATGTTAAAATATATTCCCCCCACTCACCTTTATCTACAAACAGAGAAACCGGAACAAATCCATCAGGTGAATCTACTTCCACATCATAACCATCATTCAAAAGTTTTTCTATTTCAGAAATATTTACAGATTTTTCTTCAAAATTGGATATTCGTTTACGAAAACGAATTTTAACTTTAGTGTCCGGATGAACACAACCTGCAAGGGCAATATTCAGAGTTTTGATTGGTAGACCACCTTTTGTAATCTTGTTAAAAAGGTCAAGGTCAAATCTAATGCGAGATTCTACTCTGTGATATGCTTCATATCGAGCATCAGAATCATTGATGTAATCGTGGCCAACAGTATTGTCGAATGAAACACCAAGTGCATCACTCAATAACTGTGGGATTTCACCCTTAGATTTGTTGTGGGATTTGTTGTCAAGAATACCAACAGACTCCATGATTGCATTATAAATTGCCCGATCTTGACAAAACTTCTCAGTCTGATCAATCAACCATGAAGTCTCAGTTGGTTCTTCTTTTGCTTGATTTAATTCATTAAGTAGTTCAATTGCACCTTTCACCACATCTTCTGATACATCTTTCTTCTCGGTAAAATTAATTACAAGGGCTTCATGTGTTGGAGGATTCTTGTAGTGATTAGTGAAATCAAATACTTCTTTGAACACTGTCTTCTCTATGTTATCAGAGAAATAATCTGAACGAATAAATGGCAATACTTTTCTTGAGTATTCCTCGTTATAAATTAAATTCTTCAGAATTGTCTGTTCCAACCTGTTCATTTTTTTGCGCCGTTAATATTGAAGTGAGTACATCACCCATGATTGTATGCAAGTTTTCATCTTTTGTCAACACATCTATGTCGTGTTCACCAGGATTAATAATTGTATACCCAAATTGTAACCTTGCAAATTCACCCTCTTCAACAACTTTTGCCTTGTGATAATGGTAAAGGACATTCTCATATCCTTTTACCATCAAAGCAATACCTGTTAATTTGGCATCGTCAAGATCCAAATCCACATAATGAAAATCAATCCCCTCTTCAAGCATTTTTGGAGACTTCTTCTTCCAAAATAGGAGTTTCTCCCATAATGTTTCCATATGCAATCCCATATTTTTGATTTACAAATTCCTTGAATTTCACATTATTTAATAATGGTAACATAAATTCATCTGTTTGTGTGGCAACAAAACGAACTTTTTCACCAATTTCACCTGTGTCTTGGTCTACTTTAGCATACCAACCGTTGGAAGGTTTACTTACAAAATTGCCCTCAAGAGCTATTTCGACTATTCCAGAATATTTTTGAATACCACCTTCAAAAGTAATTAGAAAAGGAAATTTAGATTTTTCACGAACAAATCTTGATTTTTCAATATTGATTGTAAAATTGTATCCAACTAAATCTGTTCCATCTTTCTCTTGAGCTTTGCCAATAATAAAAACTTGGTTAGCGGAATACATCCCGCCTGTACCCCCAGACATAACCGCTTTGGAATAAATTTCCATAGTTTGATATGTGTGATTTACAGCAATACAAGGAATATCTTTTGTTGTTAGATGTGGCGTAACAATTCTCCAAAGAGATTTCAACACACGAGCTCTTGTCATATCTGCAACTGACTTACCGTCAAGCGCATCTTCAACTTCTTTCTTTGATGCTAGATTACCAACAGAGTCAATAAAAATTATAACTTTATCGCCACGCTCAATACTCTCAAGCCTTTTGGAGATATCAAACTTTAATTGTTCCAAATGTTCAATTGGAATGTGTATCACACGTTCAGTATCAATACCATTTGTTCTAATGTAATCAGGTGTAATACCAAATTCAGAATCATAAAACAAACAAACAGCATCTTTATATTTGTTCATATAAGCTTTGATCATAATTAAGCCAAGTAACGACTTAAAATGGCGAGAAGGTCCAGCTAAAAAAGTTAAACCTGAAACTAAACCACCATCTACTGTTCCAGATAAAGCCATATTAATAATAGGAACTTCTGTGGGTACAGATTCTTTTTTATTAAAGAAAGTAGAATCACTCAATAATTCTACTTTGATTGATCCAGATTTCATCATTTTGTCAAGCAAACTCATATTTTATCCTCTCATGTTAAATAATATCATTTTTCATTTTTACTGTTAACTCCATATGTTATTGTCGCAGGAACAACAGTAAAATATCTTCACTAGAAGGATCCTCCATCCATTTTGGTAATCTTGTCTTTGGGAATAATCTCATTGTCCATAAAGGATTCTACACTAATAATAGGGTTGCTGTCAAGCACTTTCTTTTTCTTTACCTTTGCAGAAGTAATTTCAGGCAAGGCCTCTTCCTGTTTTAGTTTTTTATATGTTTGATTTGCCGCAATCAATAGTAAAACGGCAAGTGGATCAAATACAATAATGATAGTGAATATTACTAAGCGAACAGCTTTATCTATGAAGCCTGGATCATCTTTTGTATAGAAAATCTCAGCAATGTATTTGATTGGACCCACTTCTGCCAATAACTGATTTTCTTCTTTCAGTAATGGCAACTTCTCAGTGGATAGTCTCTTCAACTCTACCTGTGTTTCTTGTATTTGTTTATCCAGTTTTCTGCTTGCGGTAGATGGATCTTTTGCTCTTGCAAGTAAATAATCCAATCGATCTTTAGCAATTTTCTCTTGTGTCTCAATTGTTTTCAATTCAGTTGAGTTTGCACCAACTACAATGTTTGATTCAATATGCGCTCTGGAAAGATAACCAAAAATACCCATACTTGTAATTGCCATCAGTAAAATGATAGCAATTAAAAAATAGTATTTCATCATCCGTGCAGTTTCTTTCCAATTATTATACAACCATGATACTGTCACCAACTTAGACAATTCAAGTATCGATCCCATAATAATAATAGGCCAGAATGAACCTGGAAATATCTGTGCAAGACCTATTACTGAATAATAGGCTGCAACTGCTGAAAGACCAATCGCTGTAATGAACGGAAGAAAGACTTGTATCATGGATTCTTTTTATTGTGAGGTACATCAAAAACAAATGTTATTCGCATTTCATCGCCAATATTTTCTGTACCATGTGGTTTTTTATTATCAAACCATAATAGAGTTCCTGGTTCAACAATTACTTCATCATCACCACAATGATACTTATAACGACCCTGTATCGATAAATGATATCGATCTTTAGTTTGATAATAAGTTCCTTGATCTATATGAGTACCAACAATTTCACCAACTGGTAGAGATAAGAAACCACACCGAGAATGAGCATGAAAATGCCTCTTCATAAACTTAACTATCTCGGTGTGTCTATCATATGCAGGAGTCTTCAAACAGATTTCTGTATTATAAACCATTTCATCTGGTTTTGAAATTGCACCCATCACTAATTGTAATACACCAGCGTAAATCTTATGAAACTCTGGATCAATTTGCTGAGCACCATTCATCTGCTTTTGATTACCCCAATCTTCTTTATACTTTTCTAATTGA